TCTTGCAACTGACATGCTGGAGCGCATATTCAACCCAACTTTCGGAGTTAGTATTTCGGCTAAGCTCGCAGAAGTACATAAAATATCAAGCGGCGAGAAAGTGATCGCAGATCTTAAGGCTGAAGTCGAGGCTCAAGACGCTAGGATTAAGATTAAAGAAGAATTATCATATGCCTATTTCGATGACGAATTAGGAGCTTTAGTCGTTGACCTAGTATGGGTTAATACGCTAACCAAGAATTCAGCGGCTCTCAAATATGCTTACGACCTAGATACTATCAGGTAGTGGATAAATATTCACATGACTTCAAAAGTTGATGCATTCGGTTTACTTATAGACAAGTTCTCTTCAATTACTCAGCAATCTCAGACTGATAATTTTTCTCACTTGATCTCATTTACCAAATCAAAAGGTATCAAGGAGGGAGATTCAATAATCCCTGCGGTGACATATAGCGGAGCTAAGTTATCGAAGGAAAACACTTCGATGGTTATTACAACAGGCGATTCGTATTCGGAGTATACCAACTACGAAAACATCGCCATTAAGTCGGTGCCTGTTGGATTCTCAACTTCTACCGCAGATGTCGTCGCATTTACATATGCAATCAATAACATAAACCAAGACCCATACAATTCAGTGGCAGTGTCTCATGACCCTTTCGAGAAGATTGACCCTAATTACTCAAAAGATGAACTCGAATTCAAGGTTCAATTGTCTAACGACCATGAAGTGTCAATTGTATTTGCTAAAGCTCCTCCGGGGAATAAAGTAAGGTATCCTGAACTATTCAATGAAACAATTCACGGAATAACATCATTCTGGGATTACACTGCAAGTAGCATATCTGACATATGCGAAGATGAATTGGTGAAATCCAATGAGCGTATTGTATATGTCCGAATCAAACGAGCAAATACTATCACTCCAATAGCCTCAGGATCATTTAAGAATTTCACTACTACTTCATTAGGCAGGGATGGTCGATTTGCCGTTAAGCAGGATATTGTATCCTACATGGCGAAGAATAAAGTGACGCTAATAGAAGATAGCAATGGGTACGTTTTCAACGAATTAATGTATCCAATGAAAAGCAATAATACCATAGTCGATATGAGTAAGATAGTGGAGAACAATAAACTATATGTGAAATTCTATGTCGAAATTAATGAAGATGCGCAATCTGCTCAAGTAATTGCTTCAATATATTCAGAAGACAATCAAATTTCCTTATATTCGGAGTCTATCCCAATGCCTTATTTTGCGCTAGAAGAAATTTCTTCTACCCTTAACATTGCATCGAAGACTAGACCTAATGATATTACGATTGATTCTCTGGAAGTGTATACTGACGTGGTCGCAGACACTGTAGATCCGACTAACGGTGGTAGATACGCACCTCCAAACATCTACCTATTCATCAATGAGCTTTGGGGGAATAGTTACATTGATTCTTCAGGTGCCCCTGTCTCTGTTCCTTTTGACAAGACTCTATCGTTTCAGGCATTACCATCTAAACGAAACGTGAACGCCAATCAAATATGGACTTCTATGGATGGCGCACCATTCACCAATACTCACACGGTAACATTAGCAGGTAATGCGAAATATGGGGAGCATGTTTTTAGGGCATATGTCGCTGGGCTAGGTGATGTTTCATCCAGTCTAGTGGTTGAAAGGGTTTTCACAATAAATCCAGTATTACCGACTCCAGTATTCACTGTTGATATTGGAAGTGGATCTGCAATTATAACTGGCACGTCAGACTTTGATATTCTATATTCGACTGACGGGTCAATCCCAGATTTGACTAATCGAACCAATGTGGCCATGTACACTAAACCATTAAAGATAACAAAAAAGACGATAGTCAAGGCTGTCGCTGTATTCGAAGATCAGTCGAGCGATATAGTTGAATTTGTATTTGACCCGGACACGCTTTTTGCGACTCTAGCGACGCTACCAATTGTCACATTAGCCGGATCGGATTCACCTGACGGATACACTTCCGAGGTACTTATTACCTTTGAATCGTATTCTGGCGTGGCATATTACACCCTAGACGGAACTGATCCTCTTGACGATAAGAATCTTTCTAGGAGGGTATACGTAGAGCCATTTAATGTGTTGCCGATTGGAAATACGAAAATGTATTTGAATGTAGGAGTTATCGAAGAAGGAAAGCGTAGCGCGTCTACGTACAATGCGTAATAAATATTTAACAAACTGGAGATATGATGGCTGACCCAATTTCGAGCACTCTTGAGATAAATTTTGCATTTGAATGCAACCCTTGGAGAATATCCGACAGTTCAATGGACTATGGCGTTGCGAGTGCAACATCAACAGACACGCTTAAACTCTTCACGGGTGCTTCAATTGAAAGAAATAAAGCATTCGCAGGAGACTATTTCTTCGCCTTTGATATTTTAGACATTGTCGGGAATTCAAGTTTAACCTTCGGACTTAAATCGTATTTGGGTGTTGTCAATAATTTATCAGAAGGTGAATATACGTCGAAATGGAAATCGCCTAGTCTAACCTTCCTAGATAGAGTTGGAGATGTAGTTACTGTATGTGTTGGATATAGAAAAGGGTTGATGGATAAGAATCATTTCGATGAAGTTGGCCGATTTAACTGGAACATAAACACCAAACTACCATTAATTGCCTACGTGAAAGATGAAATAGTAGTCCCAGAGAATACAAATGTCTATAGGGCGTCAGAGATTGCGACTAGAGTTTCATTCTCTGATAGCCTACTACCAGCCGAAAACGTCAAGGTAGATCAGATGCTTGGAGTTGTGGTTGAAGCTATCAATCCAAAGTCGGTGGTAATGTATGATATTCCTGCACATTCTAGTCGTGTTGTGAGTATACCTAACGTCGAAGATTATCCAGAGGGCACTAAGTTCTTCATAACAAAAAAAGGTAATGCTCAAAACAGTGAGTTGATAATCGCTAGTTCTCAACAATTCTATTCTACTGGAGTGTGGACGTACACGTTGAGAGAAGAATCAACCGCTATGATATATAAATGGTCGGATGGCTGGAGCATACAGATACTCGACAATTTCATTGCGTATCGAGTCAACAAGAAAATGAAATTGCGAGTAAATGGTTTAGAGACTGATTATGTTCCAGTGTCTAATAGTGACCTAGACTACATCATGATGAACCTATCCGAAGTGAATTCAGAGTTTGATTCATATGTGGAGCTTGGACCTATTAGAGGCGGATGCCTTTAATTATTCTTTGTTGTTATCGTGATGTCGTTAACAATATCTAACTCTATTTGAGCAATTTCATTAGGTTGTGTGAAATTTGATATGTCACCCTCTTCTGAGATCACGTATAGTGCAGTGTAATAGTCAGTGTCATTCCTAAACTGAACAGCCCATCTAATAAAGGTATCGTATATCAACTCATTGAAATCAGTGTTGACTAATCCACCTGTTTCGATAGACTCCTGGAATTCTTCATTGAGGAAATCAGAAACGCTCTTTATCTTACCGTCTACAATTAGAGGGTTCAATAACATTCTACCTAGGGTATTTTCCCATGTATAGTTAATGAAGTTTGCTATGTTGGCTTCATACATCTGACTATCGTTCATTAGAGTACTACCGGGGTAACCAAATACCTCGAATAATTTACTAGTGAACATGGATTTCAAAAGAACTCCGTTAGATGTAAACTCTGGGAACAACACCACAGTAGGATATTGCTGTTGGATTTTATGTTGGAGTTTATACATCGATTCGAATAAATCGTCAACTACGCTGAGACTCTGACCTAATAGCGTTTCTAGGTATTTTGAGTCTGAGGGGAGTTCTGCATATGGTAGGAACTTTACATGGCATCCGACTATTGATTTTAGAGATTCGATGATTTTTACGATCTTCGATTCGTAAATTGGGAAGTTGAAGTGAGTATTATCCTTCAAGTAAGCAAATGACTTTTGTTGAATGTCTGATGCTATAGTGTTCTTGTTTGAAATGGGAGTGACAAACACCTCAACCTTCATAGTGTATTTGTGAACTTTTGAAGGGAAGTAGATATGTCTTACTGTAGTTTGACCTTTACGTCTAAGAGTCCTAAGAATGTAACCAATTTCGGAAGTAGTGTCTACATTCTGCTTAGTTAGTCTAAACACAGAACCTAGACTATTCACGTATTGTTCGTAACTAGCTTGAGTAGAAACGTCATTCTCGATAGACGACAACATAAACCTAGAGTCGAATGTCGCCTTCACGTTACTCGTAGTGGACCCTGCGTCCTGAATGCTCTGCGCCACCCCTAGAGTGTTGAAGCCGCTCAAGATGTACTCGGATGGGTATGAAGGTCGCAAAGAGCCTACAGCCCCCGTGTAGAGCGCATTGATGGCAGTAAACATGACGGTGTTGAAGTAACGATAGTCACCAGACCCCATTTGATCTTCACCGAACGCCAGTGCATGCGCCACATTGGGCATTGTCATTAGTATTGCCTTATAGTCATCGGTAGTAACTGCTCGATCCAATGCAGAAAATATCTTAGGTGAGTTATATCGAATAGAATCAATAGACTCTAGGTCGGCACCTCCAACTGCACTTTCGTTTAGGTAGAATGAGATGTTATCTAGTGTAATTGAATTGGTTGGATAGGCTTCAATGTCTACATTCTGCGCATCAATCTTCAAATCTTTGGAGTTGTATAAGTTACCAGCAACTCCAGATGTCGATAGATACGAGACTTCAATGTTTCCAGTAGGTATTGCTGAAATTATACCATCGCCAAATAGAATTCTAATATTTCCTTCAGGTGTTGTGGAAATCATGCATTTGTAATTAGTACTCTTTACTAATTTACCACCCTGCATCGAAGGTGCAGTAGATTGATCTGCATTGTATAGCGTCCTACGATCAATTTCCCAAGCGACCCCATCAACCTTAACAACTGTAATTCTATTCTCAGGAACCTGATCATATAGAGGATCAGAGTCGCCAAAATACTGAGAAAATGTAGGATCTGCGATTTCGAATGATTGGAATATTTTACCTTCTTCTGCGGTAAAGGTTGCACTCTTCAATGAACCCTGTACAATTCCAGCACCTGTCGAAGGTGCAGTTACTTTACCAGTAGCATCCCACTTAAATGTGTAATCATCCAATGCAATGAATGGATACGAATTAATAGAGAAACTTGATTTCTTCTTTACCGTAAATGAACCGGAATAGTGAGAAACTGTGCCTTCTAGGATAACATAGAAAGACGCACCTGCCGGGACTGGACGCCTGATCGAATATCCCTTTGCTTCAGCGTCTACAATAGCCGACGAGAGTTTAGTTGCTAGTGGGGAATAGCTTTCGAGTAACCCGGATTCAATACCTCGATAGAGCAATTCTGTATATGCAGAGAACAACTCATGCAACATTCTACCCGTACTGGTATTGAAAAAGTCCTGAACCCTCGGGGTTTGTAGATTCAAAATCGAAGACACTTGGGATAGTGTATCTTCGTATGAGATCTTACTATAATTTAAGAACTTATCATTTCTACTATCAACTTGCTCTGTAGCCATGTAGGATATTTAGAATTAACTTGAGTATCTATTCATGTCCTTTTTCAATTGGGCCAGATTTCCCTTTTCTAATTTCAACTGATTTCTCAGCGTAGATAGAGATCCGAATATGGTCTTGATAGTCCCTTCAAGCGCAACAGCCGCAACCGCCCCGAGAGTTACAGTCATTAGTCCGAGGAAATAAGCATTCTCTGCAAAACTACCAACACTAGGAAGACCTAGTCCAATCAGACTAGCTTCATTATTCCTGATGCGTTGTTCGATAAGTCTAATTCTATACTCGCATCGCTTAACCGCATTCTTTTTTACGGTATATGCTATACCTGTCGCATATGGGATCATCGCATACATTTTACTTAACGAGTATTCTTTGTGATCCTTAAGCATTGGCTCATCTTCAACTAATTTCTCAACTGCAGATATTTTGCAGTTGAGTGCTCTGGATAGTATGGTGTAGAAATTCTTAGTCTTAACTCGATAGACGTATTCCTTGTCCTTGAATCCGAAATACAAGTCAGAATTTACTTGTTGAGACTGCATTATTGATGCAATTGCGTCTAACGTAGATTGGTCTATGTCATTAAAAGTGTCATCATACTCGCTACTAGCCGGATCGCTTGCAAACAGATTACCACTCTTAAGTAGATTTTTAATCTCAGCCTTCTGTGAATCAATCTGGGAACCAAGTCTATCTACTTCACCTTCGTAATCGTCTGAGTTTCCTGTTGAAGTTAATGAAGACGTTGAACTGGCCTTACTTGGATCGTAGCTTCTAAGTAACCTAACTTCACTCATACGCCTAGATTGAATGTCACTTGGCAATCCAGCCGCTTTAGTCTCTATAAATCTAGCGAGATCGAGTGGAATTTCCCTTGAACTTTCCAATATTTTCTTAATTGCGTTGATGTCTTCGACATTCTCGGGACTCGTAAGATTCTTACCGTACAGGTAGGAAACAATTGCTGTTGATATTTCAGTTGGGTATGATTTGGTGTTTATGTTGCAGACGTTTAATAGATGTTCAACTATTTGCTGAACTTGAATTCCTAGTATAGTAGAAGCCGTATCTTCACTTATTTCCAAAGCTGAATTTTCTTGGTATAGGGTATATGCCTGCTCACCTTTCACTCCATTGAACTTTACCAGCTTGTCTATCGTCCCGGCAGGCAATCCAGCCTTAGTCAATAAATCTCGTAGAGGTAAATCGCCATTTAGTGTAGAAAATTCGGAGAGACTAAGGTCATATCCAATATAAACTTGAGTCCTATTCGGCTGGACGATTGGACTTCCAGATTCAACTCTGGTAGAGTTTCCAGCGTTTGGTTGCATGTCGTAGGATGGATGATGTTCGATGATATTCTCATACACCACAACAACGTCGCTATTTTGAGATAGAGTACCCTTAGCGCCTTCAGGATTTTTATTAGCGTCAAAGTGCATCGGGTCGAATATGCTGAAACGACCACCCCATCTACACCCATTCAACTCAGCGGCATATCCTAGAGTCTCTTCGTATATCTGCTTTTGGGTGTAGGTGTTTCCGCCTATCGTATAAGTCTTATCTGGATTGCATGTACCGTAGTTACCTGTCAATATGGTAGTGCCATCTAACACAATATTCAAGTCGCAGGCAAGACCGTATAGATGTAATGAGTTTATACTCGATTTCCAGCGTCTAGCACTGGTAATCTTAACAGTTACAGTATGGCCATTCCAAGTACTTGGGATGTCGTTGATAACCTTTAAGGCAGTATTTTTCCACGAAGGTTCGAACTGCGATTCAGAAGTACCATTGACCCATTCTGCAATTGTAGCCATTAATACACCGCCTTAAGAGTGTTGGAGTATGGTAGAATACCTTTGATAAAGTTTAGATCGACATGGCCTTCTGCGGCCTGCGCACTTGCAATTTCACCATTTGTTCCAAATGTTTCAGCAAACATAGTGTTGATATATTTCGTTAGATTGTCATTTGCTTTTACTAAGGGGTTGATCCACCGACCGTATCTACTTAGCTCTAGTTCGGCTAGTAACTCGCTTACTTGATTATTGATATTTCCGCAGATATATGAATTGCAGGTATTCATTGAATCCAATATGTTAACAACGTCCAATATAGAATATCTTTTCCTTTTGATTCTTCCGTCTTCGAATTTAGAACTTCCACAATCAGGAAACAACCAACCAATGGTACTATTCACAAGAATACCGAGTAATCTGCTTCTAGTTCTAAGGAAGTTATTGTATCTATCCTCAAGTTTGTGAAGAGGTGCCATTGCTTTCGCATATACATTTGCAATTCCATATTGGACGTAGCTTCTACCGAGTTCATTTAGCTTCTTAGCACCATTCAAAAGACCATTAAAGGGGTTGAATTTGTTCAACAGTTCATTCAATTCATCTAGGTCAACCAGCTTTATCTTCTTTCGTCTTTCTAGGAATGCAATTACATCTGCGGCTGAACAGAAGCTAATATCTTCGTCTTCGGAAGTCATCCCAATCTTATTAA